ATTTTGAATCATTAATTGGTAATGTCTCAACATAAGCCGCGATTTTACCTTTATCGGTATCCCCATCAAATTCAACGATATGTTGATTTAATTTCCAAGTTACCCTCGGTGCTTGTCTTCCGGCAGGATATTGAATAACCATTCTATCCAATTCTACCGTATCAAAAAATGTAGTAGGTCTTAATTTAATAGTTTTACCACATTTAGGTAATGTTGTTGTAAATAAACCATTTTCATCAGGTTTTACTTTAGTTTGTTTAATATTTAGTTCATCTAACAAAATTGTACCAACAAATGATTTGTCGGTTTTAGGGTCAATTAAATTTACTTTATATTCAGGACCGAATGATGTATTTCTTAGGAATATTAAAATTGCTTCAACATCACCATTTAATAATTCCTCTGGTCTTAAGTCGTGTTCGTATATTTTATTTCTCAATAAGGATAAAATAATATTTTCACCACTAACCCCTGAACCAATTAAATAATTCTCATCATTAGCCGTTAAATAACCAACTTTAACCGATTTCTTTTTTGATTGATAAAATATACCACCGGTAGGTAATTGAACAACATCGTGAGGTAAGTTGAAACCTTGTGTTGCTGCGTCTATAACGTTTTGTTCCATAATAATTTGTTTTTTATAATAAATAATAGTAAATGTTTTTTTTATATAAATAAAAAACCCCACTTTTATGTGAGGTTAAATTATGGATAATTTTTCTTTCAAATCTGAAATAACCCATTCGGGTCTTTCATTTATATCTTTTTCCCAATAACGAAGTAATGTTATGTTAAATTTAGAACATAAGTTATTTTTAAAATTATCATTTTTTTTTGTTAGTATTTGGGTTTCATAAATAACATCTTTGTGTTTAGAATTTGGATTACAGTGGTAAAAATCCCCATCAACTTCAATTAAAATATTATATTTTTCCAAATAAAAATCAAATAATTTACCTTTAAAATTATATTGACAGGTATTATTTATATTTAATAAATTTAAAATAATTTCAAATTTTATTTCTAATTTAGATTTTTTATTACTCAATTTAGTTTTTAACCAACCTATTCTCCTATTTGAAGCATCTTCACGTAATTTAGGATTATCTTTATATCTTTTCTTTTGAGTAATTGATAATTTACGTTTAGATTCTTCCGTTTTGGGGATACCTTTTAATTTTTTAGAAATTGTTTTACCTCTCTCTTTATTATTTCTTAATTTTTCTTTAATACCTTCTATTTTTTTTAAAGTTTCAGGCGTTTTATCCTCCCACCATCCTTTATATTTACCTTCTTTCCAATTTCTCTTTTGAGTTTCTATAGCCTTTTGATGTGTTTCCGGATTTTTATGAAAATTATTATTACCCGGAACTCTATTATGATGAGATTTAATAAATTTAGAAAAACCTTTATTTATAGTTATGAAATTTGGTGTCTTACCACATCCACACTCACATTTTGGTAAAACACCATTTAAAATATACTCAACATAAATTTCTTCTGATGAGATATTATGTTTTTGTAATGAATGACTCCTTAATGAATTAATATCATTATACTCTTTTTCACATAGTTTACAAATAAAAATTCCCATATAAATAAATATATAGGAATTTATCAAAGTTGTATATGGTTAGATATATTTTACTAAAAAATCAATACACTAATACACATCTATCCATACGTAATGACGTATTGATTGTAGCAATTTTATCATCACTATAGCTTAATGAACCAAAATCTGATGTTGTAATAAATGTTCCTTCTAAAATCCATTTTTCCACAACAACACCGGTTGGGTCTAACATCTCAAGGTCAACATTTTTTTTATAACCCGCAGCGTATCCCATACGTCCTGTAACTGATTCAGCACATAAACGTATCCATTCCATTAAAGCTTGTGATGCTGATGGTCCAATTGGGTCTCTAAAAGTTACCGCTAATTCGTTCCAAACAAAACGACCGGCAACATATGTTGAAGTATTTAAGAATGGTATCTCAACTGCGTTAATTTTAATACTTGGTCTTTTAGCCGTTTCAACAAACCATTCATTAATTCCTAATGTTGATGGAAATCGCATAATAAAACGATTATTTCTTTTTGGTTCATACGGTATGGGCATTTTCATTAATAAATCAGCCATTGTTCTATTTGTTTTTAAATTTTATTTTTTTATCTTGTTTATTATAAATATGTTCTATTTAATTTTTTCTCTTGACTTTTAGAATTAAATTTTTTATCATTCTAGAAATTCTAGTTATTATAATAAATTATTTAATAGTTTTTATTTATAATGATTATTTTAATATTCTTTTTTAATACCTCCTTTTGTTGAATATGTTTTTATAATATTCTCTGGGTCATCTTTAAAATGTTTTTTAACACTTTCTACATTTTTTAAGTCATCATCTGAAAAACCTACTTTTGGTACAAAATAATTACTTATTTTATTTTTTAAGAAAGCCTTTTTCTGAATATGGTTGGACATATCCTTAACATAATTAACAAACTCGTTTAACGCTTCTATTTTTAGTTCTTCTACTTCAGCAGCCGAACCCTTTCCGTGAGTAACCGGATAAAATTTACATAAATCTAAATATTCACGAATCATTTCTCTCTTAGATACTGTTCCTTCGTCATTTAAATCTCTATATTTTTCTAAATTCTTAACTAATTCGTTAGAATTAATACCGTTGGTATTTGAAACAATATAGTTATAGACACCTTCTTTTAATACCGATGGGGTATGTCCTCGAGCAGTCACAATTGAAAAAATTGAACCGTTATTAATTGCCTCAACAAAGTCAGGCCAAGCCGCAGCTGGTTTAGCCCTCATAGCGTCGATTATAAATTGTTTATCTCCTTTTACCCCAAAATATTTATAAGGGTCACTAGAAAAACCAACTATTGTGTGTCCATCAAATTCAAAAGGTTCTTTACCTATTTGTTCTCTATAAGTTGCAAAATCTTCTGTAGACATTCCAACAACATCACCATCTTCATCATCAACCAAAATTTTTGTCGGCATCGTTACAATATTATCGTCCCAATCAAAAGCATAATATTTTTCATCAGGAGCTCCAAACTCATCAATTCCTTCAAGTATTTTATTTTTTAACATAATTTTATATTAAGGCTTATTATGACCCACTATTACAATGGGTCATAATTTTTTTATTATATATTCTCGAAAGAAGCTCCGGTTGGAGTAATATAGAACGTAATGTCTATAAATTCTAACGATTTGGTTGGTTTGATATAAATCTTACCAGTCATTTGATTTCTATCTAAATCAGCGGTGTCTGATGATACTGTAACTCGGAAATCATATAAACCTCTGTCTCTTCTGATTGCATCCAAGATAGGGTTAACCGCGTCTAAGAAGTCTTGTCTTACTTTTTGGTCGTTTTGTTCAAACAATAATCTTACAGATACCGCTGAAATTAATTTACGAGCTTGAAGTAATAATCTTCTTACATTTATTCTATCAAGTGCTGATTGAGCTACTTGTAGAGTTTTATTACCCCAAATTACTGTTCCGACATCAGAGAAAGTTGCAATAGGATTAAGACGACCTTGATAAAGTGTGTCTCTATCTTCTTGAGTAAGTTTCTTTCTTGCTTTAATAGCATTTACGATACCTCTTGTGTAACCTGCCGCTGCGAACCAAGGGAAAGCTATGTTGTCTGTTAACGCTAAGTTTTTAACAACTTCTGCCGTTGGTGGTAAGTAGATTTGTGTATTATTAACACTATCTCTCGTTAATACCCAAGGGTAGTAAGTTGCAGTATAGTTAGAGTCAATACCACTTTCTTCTAAAATATTTACCGCCTCTTGTGGATAGATTAACGCACTTGGGTCAGGACTTGGAATAAATAAATCACTATCAGCTGTTGTACAAATATATAATGAGTCAGCTCTGTTAAACTCAATCATTTCGATTGCTTCACCAACTAAGTCAGAGTTATTTGAATAATCAATACCCGGAGTTACAAATAAGTTAATATTAA